AAACCAACAAAATGTTATTTGTTTATCGAAGGGGTTGATATGACAGAGAGCACAATACCTAACACAAACAAACAAATAAAAAGTTTACTTAACTGTTCTCCTGAAGTTTTTCAAAATTGTGTCATTATGTCATTGAATACGACTCTACCTTTCATGGCACAAAGAAAAGTAGAAAAGAGAAAATTTATAGAGGGTATTCTTAATTTAGAAATCTTTTCTGAGATGTTACTAAAAGCCCGCGCTGAGCATAACGAGGTTCAAAAAAATTACGAAGGTGCTAATAAAGATTATGATCATGCTAGTAACATATATAAGCTTTTAACCGATCAAAAAGATAATTTCTTATCTAATATAGCTGAGCAAAAAGATAAGATTAACAATAGAATTAAAATATTAAAAGAAGATATTGAGAGTAATAAACTCAAAATTAAACCTATTAATAAAGAATTATATGAAAAGAGTAGAACAAAATATAATCAAATTGAAGAAAAGCTTTCTGATATATCTACGCAATTATCTGATATTAAAACAAAAATTACGAGGCATGAAACAGAGATAGATTTTCATACTAAAAAACTTAATAATATTGGTACTAAAGAAGATGTATGCCCTGTTTGTTTGCATGATATAACAAGTAATGACAGAGATCATATTGAGCGAGAAAAAAGCAATATTAAACAAGAGATTAATAATTGTAATGATGATATTGAAAGCTTAAAACTTCAAATTAATAGTATTAATAGTATAAAGAAAGATAATAAAACAGCACAGGAAAAAATAAAAGAATATATCTCTAATATAAAGACTACTAACAATAATAATAAATTAACTAAAAGTTATATTGATAACTTAACTAAAGAGTTAGAGACAAATTGTAAAGATCAGCAAGAATTAAAGAGTAAAGAATCAAGTATTGAGTTACAAGATTTAGATAACAAAATTGTTACTAAACTAAAAGAGGTAGAAGAGCTAGAAAAAGATACAAACGAGATTCACAAGCAATTAGAGATATTACAAATAGTAAAATATATCTTATCAGAAGAAGGAGTTAAATCATTCATTGTAAAGAAAATTCTCGATGTACTTAATAATAGATTAGTTTATTATTTAAATGAAATGGATGCAAACTGTGTTTGTAGGTTTAATGAATTCTTCGAAGAAGAAATTGTAAATGAAAAGGGGGAAAAATGTAGTTACTTTAATTTTTCTGGTGCTGAACGAAAAAATATTGACTTAGCGATATTATTTACGTTTATGGATATGAGAAGACTACAGGGAGATGTCGCATATAATTTAGTTATGTTTGACGAATTGTTAGATAGTTCGTTAGATGAAAAGGGGGTTGAATTGGTATTAAACATAATAAAAGAAAGAGTCGATACTTATAAAGAATCTATCTATATTATTTCTCATCGTAAAGAATCTGTTAAAGCGGCAACAGGGGATGTAATTATGCTAGAAAAGCGGAACGGTATAACTAAAAAAGTTGATTTATCCCA